AGGCTCGCAGAAATAAATCTTGAAATGTTAGGGCGTGGAGCTATTGGGGTTGGTTGGGCAATATCTTTTCCACAACCAGACAGAATGGGTGGAGATGAAGACTTTGGAAGAGCATTAGGATACGCTCCTTCAGTCATTGCTATGTTTGAAGATGGCAAAGGTGTGTACCCGTCAACACCAGGAACAGTTGTTGTAGGTGAAGATAAAGGTGGTATAATGACCTCGGGAGTGAAGGAGAACCTGCTTCTACTTACTCAAAACTCATACGAAGGTTTGGCCATTGCTCCCACTGACATAGATCAGCTTGTTAGAAGAATACCATTACTTGTACGAACTCCTAATAACGATTGGGTACCTAGTTTTGGCACGCAGATCTACAAGTCTTTGTTTGGTATAAAAACTTACATTATAAAAACCAATGATAATGGTATACAAGAAATATCAATAAGAGGCATACCGCCAGTCAAAACAGATAGCCTTGGTCGCAAATGGATTAGTTGGGTAAATACACCACAAACAGATTTGCAAGAAATGGATGTAAATGGCAAGTTTGTTATTGTTGGAGTAACTGCAGCAGGGGTGATGCCGCAAATTGCTACACCTGTCGGTTTGTTAGAGCCACATAAAATACAAGCAGCACTAGCAGAATCAATACTTATACAAGATAGTCCATACATACCTGATTACTCTTTAGCTGTGGAAATACTTATATATTTGGTTACAGTAACCCTTATATGGCTTGTATTAATCCGTTTTGGTATCACCCTTGGAATTGCACTAGGTTTCACAATAATGCTTTCTACAGGATCTCTGGGCTATTATTTAATCCAAAAAAGCCTGCTTATAGATGTAACATGGTCTTTAATATCACAATTTATTGCAGGATCTACTGCTTTTTATTTAAGGTTTAGGGAACAATACAAGCTCAGACAACAAATAAAGAAACAGTTTGAACATTACTTAGATCCAAGACAAGTCAAGCTTTTACAATCTAATCCTAGTTTATTGAAACTTGGTGGCGAAAGAAAGTATTGCACCTTTTTATTCACAGATGTAAGGGGGTTTACAAGTTTATCAGAAAGACTTGAACCAGAAGAAGTTACAAAAATTATGAATAAAGCTTTAACAATACAGGCAGATGCGGTTAAAGAATATGGGGGTATGGTTGATAAGTACATAGGTGACGCAATGATGGCAATTTTCAATGCTCCTATAGATTTAAAGGATCATGAGAATAAAGCCATATTAGCAGCGCAGAAAATACAGGCAGACATGGAGCAATCCAATTTAGGAATAGACATAGGTATAGGCATAAATTCAGGCTTTGCAATAATAGGTAACATGGGAAGTGATACACGCTTTGATTATAGTGCTATTGGCGATGCTGTAAACACCGCTGCAAGGCTTGAAAGTGCTACTAAAGATGTTGGCGTAGATTTAATAATAGGCCATAACACTAAAAAATCTTGCAATTTTAAGTTAGAATTACTTAAACCAATTAAAGTAAAAGGTAAAAAACAATCTTTACAGATATATACTATTAGATAATATGGTTAACAAAAGACTTACAGTTCAAGACGTAGCTAAAGATTTAGCTGTATCAAAGAAAGAAAACGCAGAACGTTGGAAAACTGCTTTCAACGAGTTTGCTGACATAAAACAAGAGATCTCATCAATCAATACAACGATAAGAATGGCAACCTTCGGTGTATTTAGTTTTATTGGTGCTCTTGTAATAGCAGTATTTACCACGGTGATATTATGAAAAAACTAATTAAGGGTATATTAGGGCAAGTTGCTCCAACTATAGGTACAGCTTTAGGCGGCCCTATGGGAGGTATGGCAGGTAATATGATTGCAGATGTGCTTGGGTGTCCTAATAATACAAAGGACATACAAACTGCAATACAAAACGCCACTCCTGAACAAATGATGCAGATAAAAAAAGCAGAACAAGATTTTAAAGTCAAAATGAAAGAACTTGAAGTTGATGTTTTCAAGCTTGAAACAGAAGATAAACAAAATGCAAGAGGTATGTTTAGTAAAGATTGGACAGCACGTATCATAGGTATAGCAACTATTGGTGGGTTTCTTGGATATATTTTTTTAGTAACTCTACAACCACCAGAACAAAACAGTGAAGCGTTAATTAATTTGGTATTAGGATATTTAGGAGGGTTAGCTAGTGCTATTATTTCGTTCTATTTTGGAGCATCTCACTCAAACGACAAGGGAGAATAACATGCAAATTTCTGAAGAGGGTAAACAACTTATAAAAAAATTTGAGGGTTGTGAATTAGAAGCATATAAGTGCAGTGCTGGAGTTTGGACAATTGGTTACGGACGGACTAAACATGTAAAAGAGGGTGATACCTGCACACAAGAACAAGCAGATCAGTGGCTTAATGAAGAATTGCCTGTGTTTGGTGCATACGTAAGTGATGCTGTACTTGTGCCTATTGAGCAAAATGAGTTTGATGCTTTAGTCGCATGGACTTACAACCTTGGGCCTACAAATCTGAATAATTCTACTATGTTAAAAGTATTGAATGATAATAAAAAAGATGAAGTTCCTGGACAAATGAAAAGATGGAACAAAGCTGGTGGTAAGGTATTGGAAGGTTTGGAGCGTAGAAGATTAGCAGAATCTTTACTGTTTGAAGGTAAAGAATGGCATGAGGTTTAAGTATGCCACTACAAAAAATTACTTTTAAGCCAGGTATTAATAGAGAAGGTACTGCCTATGATAATGAGGGGGGCTGGTTTGATTGTAATTTAGTGCGTTTTCGTAAAGGCAGACCAGAAAAGTTTGGAGGTTGGGAAAAATTAACAGATAGCACATACTTAGGTACAGTAAGAGCTTTACATCCATGGATTGCCTTAGAGGGTACAAAATATTTAGGCTTAGGTTCACATTTAAAATACTACATAGAATCTGGTGGTAACTTCAATGACATAACACCTATAAGATCTACAACATCAGCTGGTGATGTAACTTTTTCTGCATCAAATGGTGACGCAACTATTACAGTCGCAGACACTGCACACGGTGCGGTACAAAATGATTTTGTAACTTTTAGTGGCGCATCGTCTTTAGGTGGCAATATTACAGCTGCAGTACTAAATCAAGAGTATCAAGTTGCAAATGTTGTTAATGCTAACAGCTACACCGTAGAAGCAAAGGACACAAGTGGGACAACGGTTACAGCAAATGCCTCTGATACTGGTAATGGTGGATCAAGTGTTGTAGGTGCCTATCAAGTCAATGTTGGGCTTGATGTGTATGTACCTGGTACTGGTTGGGGGCTAAATGGTTGGGGTATTGGTGCATTTGGTCAAGCGTCAGCTTTATCAGATACAAACCAGCTAAGAACATGGACACATGATAACTTTGGCGAAAATTTAATTATTAATCAGCGTAATGGTGGCATATTCAGATGGCTTGAGTCTGGTGGTCTGACCACGAGAGCAGTTGAACTATCAGCTATCTCAGGAGCAAACCTTGTACCAACAAAAGCACTACAAGTATTAACATCTGAAAAAGATAGACATTTAATTGTATTAGGCGCAGATCCTATTTCTGGATCAACCCGAACAGGCACCATAGATCCAATGTTAGTAGCTTTTAGCGATCAGGAAAATGAGTTAGATTTTGAGCCCTTGACAACGAACACTGCAGGTTCTTTGAGATTGTCAAGTGGCTCATCTATTATTGGTGGTGTTAAAGCGAGGCAAGAGACTTTAATTTGGACGGACACTGCTCTTTATAGCATGCAGTTTATAGGGCCACCTTTTACCTTTGGTATCAACTTAATTAATGAGGGCACGGGTCTAATATCACCAAAAGGTGCCATAACCGCACCAAATGGCGTGTTTTGGATGAGTTATAACAATTTTTACTCTTATAATGGGTCAGTACAAACATTACCATGCTCTGTGCATAATTATGTTTTCAACGATATAAACCTTGTTCAATCTTTTAAAATACATGCATTTACCATCAAAGATAAAAGTGAAGTTGGTTGGTTTTATTGCTCTAGAGGTTCTGACGAAATAGATAGATATGTTATTTATAATTATGTTGAAAACCTTTGGTTTTATGGGCAACTACTCAGAACAGCTTGGTTAGATTCTGGCATTGAGAATTATCCACGAGCTGTGGGTGACGCTGTGCTTTACCAACAAGAAAAAGGTTTTAATGATGATGGGTCACCTATGACAAATGTTTTCATAGAAAGTTCTGATTTGGACATTGGCGATGGCGACCAGTTTAGTTTTTTAAAACGTATCATACCTGATTACAAATTTATTGAGGATGTTAATAGTGGTAATGTCAATATAGTTCTTAAAACTAGAAACTTTCCTGGTGATTCACTAACTACTAATTCTACCAATACAGTATCTGCTAATACGCAACAAGTCTTTGTAAGAAGTAGATCAAGACAAATAGCATTACGCTTTGAATCTGATGACGATGCAACCAATGACGGTAATTTATCTATTGGGTGGCGACTAGGAGCAACAAGAATTGATATTAAGCCAGACGGCAAACGATGAGTAAAATTCTTCAAACTCAATTGCCTCTTGCCTCTGAGCAGGTCACATCTGATGTTTTCAACAGATTAGTAAGAATATTGGAAATTAATTTGGGTGCTGTAGATACCGACAATATAAGACAAATATCTGATGCAGAAAAAAATACGTTGCAATTTAACGATGGTAGTATTATTTGGAATACAACGGTTGGCGTGCTACAAGTTTATGTTGGTAACATATGGGTTGATATTGGTGAGAGAACATTAGCAAAAGGTTTTGAAATGACATCTGCTGTTGGTAAAGTAACAGTAACCATAGCAGGAGCAACCACCATAGAGTTATGATAAACACTGCTGAAAACCTTATCTATCAACCAAAAAACCTTTTACTTACATATCCAAGTGATTGGTACATACAAAAAGATACCCTAAAAGCAGTTAAAAACTCAATCAATCCGATTGTAGATTTTTATGAAGAAAGTGGCACAAACTCACCAAAACCCACAGCATTAGACAAAATCATAGAAGAACCATTGAAAGACGTTTATACCGTGCCTTTCTTTTCCGACAAGTTTTGTGAAATATTACTTGATGAAATGAAACATCTGGAGGCGCATTTTGGCTTTAATCCAAACCCAGAAGAAGATAATTTGCGACAAATACCAGAAATAACATTTCAAGATAATTGTCCACAAATATTTCAATCTTTAATGCAAACAATATATACTATTGGAAATCCTATATTTTTAAATATTTGGAATAGGCACGTAGACGGGGGCGGTATCCAGATAGCGAATTATAATTTAAAGGATAAAAAACAAGGTGCTTGGCATCATGATGCAAGTGCTGATATAAGTATGGTAGTCCCGTTAAATACAGGTGACTACAAAGGTGGCGGAACTGAGTTTTTAAAACGTGGTACAGTCGAGCCATTACCTACAGGCCACGCTCTTATTTTTCCTAGTTTTACGCATATGCATAGAGGGCTAGCAGTAGAATCAGGAGATAGATACCTTTTGGTATTTTGGTTAACATGTAACGAGGAATAATTTGAGCATGAATAGAATTGACAACTCAGGCAAAGGCATAGCAGGATTAGGCAGAGGAGAAGATTCAATGATAGCCCACGTAGCACCTGGCGAAATGGTTGTACCACCAGTGCTATCTCCAGAAACTCAAGAAACAATAAAACAAGAAATGATCGCTGTAGGACTTGATCCGAACGAATATACTGTAGGTCAAGGCATGTCAATCAACCCAATAACAGGTATGGCTGAGTTTGGGTTTCTTAAAAAATTAGGTAAAAGTCTCAAAAAAGTAGTAAAAAAAGTTGCACCAATTGCAGGAGCTTTGTTATTACCAGGAGTTGGTGGTGCATTAGGAGCAGGTTTAAGCGGTGTAGGAAGTGCTTTGGGTATTCCAAGTGGCATAGGCTCTAGTATTTTAGGTGGATCAGGTATTTTAGATAAAGCTAAGGCTATAAGGACTGGCATAGGAGGACTTTTTGGCATGGGTGGCGGACAGCCAACTGAAAAAGCCATACAACAAGGAGATACTTTATACAGCATTTCACAAAGCACAGGTGTCCCTTTACAAGAAATTATGGACGCAAATCCTGGTATTGATCCTCAGGCCTTGGTGATAGGCGACACTATAGCTATACCAGGTGTAAATGTTCCAAGCACAGGTTTTAACATTGGTAGAGCAATATTAGGAAAAGGCAATACGCCTAGTCTCATAAAAGGTATAGAAGATTCTTTAAAAGGTCCTGATGGGCAATTTGGAGGAGGTGATGGTAGTTTTATGGGGATCAATCCAGGTTTAGCATCTTTAGCAGCTCTTTACGGTAAAGCTGTGAAAGAAGATTTTAAGAAGAAAGAAGGTGGACTAAAAGATATAAGACAATCAATAAGACCAGATCTTATGCCTGCACCTACGTTTACGGGTTTCGATCTAGGTATAAGACCAGAGATGGCTGAAGGTGGAGAAATTTTAGATCCTAATAATTTACCCGATGCAACTAAACAAAAAATTGAAAATATATATAGAAAACTATATTTATCAAACCCAAGTGAGGAAAGAAATAGAAGACAACCTGCTACAAACCTTTTGACCAAAGATGAAAATGAACTTTTGAATCAATATGTTGCTGGTAAGTTACGTAGAGATGCACCTGCACTTTCCAAGTATATGGATTTAATTGGGTTTGACAGAATCAAAGATGACGCTCCATTTATGCAAGGAGCAAAAATGGCATCTACTGCTTTAGGATTGGCTGGATCATTACCAGTCGCAAGAGTAAGGTCTAGATTAAATCCAGAATTAAGTATTGGTTCTAATCCAATTTTAGAAAAAGTATTAGCAGATAGAAAAAAAATGTTTGGATATGCCGAAGGCGGTCTTATGGATAATGAGTTGGATTTACGTTTAGGTGGCCCGTCAATAGGCCCTGGTACTGGCACATCTGATGATATACCTGCTATGTTAAGTGATGGAGAGTTTGTCATGACCTCTGCCGCTAATAATGGTCTAGGTGGATTTAGGATAACAAAATCAGAAACTGGTATAGAAATTATGCCTAGTGGTAAACCCGATAGACAAAAGGGCGCAAGAAACATGGACAGACTTATGAAGATGTTTGAGCAATATAACGACATAGGTAAAGTGTAATGAATATGAGATCAATGCTTATGGCACCAATCGGCAGACCTAGTAGAAGCCCTATATCAAATCCTATTGCAGTTGGCAGACCTGTGCCACCGCCCCCAAGTTTTGATGATTCTGAACTTCGCAGAAGATTAAGAGCGCTAGAGGGCAGACGTGTGCCACAGTTTGACCCATCTGCTTTACAACAAGGTATTGCTGGCTTGCAAGATCAATTTGCAAATTTAAGACAATTCGATCCTACCAACTTGCAAAGTCAAATAGGTGGTCTACAAGATAGACTAGCAAACTTTAGACAATTTGATGATTCTGTATTGCGTAAAAGGTTGCAAGCACTTGAGGGTAGAGAAATACCACAGTTTGATGCATCTGGTTTACAATCTCAAATAGGTAGCCTACAAGATAGATTAGCAAACATTCCACAATTTGATCCTTCACAGTTACAACAACAGATACAAGCAAACAGAGATCTATTGGGCAATATTCCACAATTTGATGACTCTGCTCTACGAGATAGATTGCAGGCTTTAGAAGGCAGAGAGATGCCTCAGTTTGATCCATCACAATTACAGGCTGGCATACAAGGATTAAGTGATCGTATATCTAATATACCTCAATTCGACCCATCTGCTTTGCAAAATAGACTCAGTGCATTAGAAAATAGACAAGCACCAACATTTAATCCAGATGATTTCAGAGAACAGTTTTTGAATATAGCAAGAGAAGGTATAGATATACCACAGCCAACACAGGCTTTTGACCCTACTAGATTAAGAGAAAGGTTAGCAGCATTAGAAAATAGAGAGCCTACAACAATAAAAGAATTATTTGATCCTAGTAGACTGCAAGCTAGATTAGATGCATTAGAAGGTAGAGAACCAGTTGCAGCACCTCCTGCATTTGATCCTAGCAGTTTGCAAGCTAGGTTAGATGCATTAGAGAACAGAGAGCCAGTTGCAGCTCCACCAGCTTTCGATCCAAGCGGATTGATGGCAAGATTAGATGACTTTGAAAGCAGGCTTGGAGCTTTACAACAACCATTACCAATACAACCGCCAGGTGATTTAGATTTAGGTATCAAACAAGACAGACCTGATATTCGTGATTTTGCAAAACCATTACCGGGTGGTGGCACTATTTTTGATGAATTACCTGAGCCAACACCACAGCCTCCACAAGATGACAGGCTTATAAATGACGGGCCTAAAATTGGTAATTATGGATTAGAAAGACAATTACAACCAGAGTTACGACCAATTGAGGGTGGTACAGTAATTAGCACACCAAGCGGAGATCCCCTCAATCTACCTAGAAGAGGCGTGCCAGAACCACCTGTAGGATTCGCAAATGTCAATCCACCACAATTGTACAGCAATGATTTACCTGGTAGCGAATTACCACCGATACCTGTATCAGGAGCAGGAACTAATTTTAGACCTGAACCCCCTATGTCAATAGGCGGCCCAGGTGGGGGTGTAACAGATATGCGGGCTAGAGATCCTTTTGGGCCAAGACAACTTAGAGACGACATAATGTTCCCTGGTGGTTCACGGACTTTTGATGAAAGAGGTGAAACCTTTGTGCCGCCAGATGATGAGCCTTCGCCACCTCCCGATCCTGTTGGCTCCGCACAAGATCTTGTTACCACAGGCCCTAATAACATTGGTGGTGCACCTAGTTTAGTAGATCAACAAATGCAACAAGGTGCGATTGATCCAGTGTTGATGAATCAACAAGCCTCAGAAGTATTAACCGATCCTTTGATTCGATCTCTTTATTTTGGCACAGCAGATCAGCCAGGTTTCTTTCAACAGTTACAACAAGCAGGTGCAAACTTAATTGGCAGTGATGTACCGTTACAACAAACAGCTGGTCTATCACCATTAGAATTATTAGCAAGACAACAAGCTGTTGCTGGGTTGGGTGGTTTTGAGCCATTCTTACAACAAAACAGAGAGCTGATAAATCAAGCGATTGAACAATCCAGAAGAGCTGAAGGTTTACAAGACCCATACTACACTCAAGCTGAAGAAATATTCAAAGATACTATGGGTGCTTATGACCCAAGTATGACACAACAGTTCTTCAACCCGTTTGAAGATGCAGTAGTACAACAAACCATTGATGATGTGTTGGAGGCAGGTGAGCAACAAGATATAGCTGCTAGAGCACAGGAGATTGGTTCTGGTGCATTTGGTGGCAGTAGAGCTAGACTTGGCGCTATGGAGCGTAGAGAGGCTCTTGGAGAGGGTTTAGCACAGGCTCTTGGTAATATTAGACAAAGAGGGTTTAGTGAGGCACAACAGACAGGACTAAGCGAGTTTGCTAGACAACAAGCAGCTAAGAGGACAGGAGCACAAGGATTAATAGGTATCGGTGTTGGCAGAGGTAGTGCAGCTCAACAACTAGGACAACAACTTGCTGGCTACGGTGGACAGATGGGAGGGCTTGGTGCAACTCAAGAACAGCTTAGAGCAGGACAAAGAGGCGAACTAGCAGGCTTTGGTGGTGTTGGTAGAGGCATAGCAGAAACAGGTTTAGCTAGAATTTTCCAACAACAATTAGGGCAACAACAAAGACCATTAGGTGTACTAGGACAAATAGCAAGTATGTTACCAGGCTATCAACAATCTAGAACACAGATTGATTCACAATATGGTATGCCTACAGATCCTACGGCCGCAGGATTAGGCGCTGCATTTAGTGCTTATGGTGCTCTTGCTCCTAGACAAGGAAGTAGCTAATGAACTTTTTGAATAGAAGAATGTTTCAAGCTGGTGGATCAACAAATCCATACTTTTATATTAATGCAGAAGGTAACAAAGAGTTTTTGTCAGCAGATGGATTAAGAAATGATTTGCAAACTATGGACTCAACGACCCTAGTAGCTTTAATACAGAACCCAGATGTAACGTATAGCCCTGCAACGCAAGAAATATTTAGGCAAGTGTTTGCAGAGCGTCAACCTAACATAGGATCAAATGATCCACTTACGTTTGAGTTTGGTACAATGTTGCCAGATTTCTTTTCCCTTAAACAAGGTGCAGGTGAATTAGGAAAATTTATAGGAGGGGGTCTCGGCACTTTTGCCGAAACAGGCATAAATTTGGGTAGATATTTAGCACAAGGGTTGAGCGAAAGAACACCAGAACAACCTGAATTTAAGCCTATAGATTATTTTCCTAGCGAAATATTCCCTTTTTATCCAGAAACGGTCTCTGGACAATCACCATTTGGAGAGCGGATGATAAACTATGATGCACTCTTACGTCAGGGTTTAACTAATGACCAACTTGATAAAGTGTTAGGAAGATCTGTACTTGATTTTTCTGAAGACATTGCTGAACTTGAAAAAGAGCCAGTAGTAACAGAAGAAACTGAAGAAGATGTTGTTGAACAAGGACCTAGTATCCCAACTCCTTTAACAGGTGGAGAGACTCTTGGTAGGTCATCTGATTTAGACATAGCTAGAAGACAAATAGAGTTTGAAAAATCTATGATAGGAAGAGATGAGTTTGGAGAACTTTTACCAGACAGACCAGACTTTACATCACAGCTACCTAGCCCAGAAAGAACTGAACCTGTTGATTTACCACCAAGCGTAAAAACGGAAATAGAAAGTGCTTTACTTGAAATTACACCAGAGAATACAGTGGTTGATCTTGATACAGATATAAAGCCTGATATGGCATTTGAGAAACCAGAAATAGATTTAACGAACGTTGATACTGAAATTACCATTGATGACTTAAACAAAGCAGAAGTTCCTGAAAATTATAAAAAAGAAGTAAGTGGCGTATTTGCTTCCGATAGGTTTTTAGATTTTGTTAGAAATGTTGGTGGAGAGCTTGCAAGAACAGGACAACTTGGTGAGGGCTTAGCATCTGGGGCTGCAAAAGCTGCAGAGGAAAGAGCAGCTAGAGATTTATTAGAAGAAGAAGCATCAAGAGAGTTAAAGAAAGCAAAAGAATTACTTGATTATGAAGCTGAAATTACGGGCGATGATGTTGAAAAAATGTCACCAGAGAAGACAGTAGAGTTTGTAGACAAAGTTAAAAAAGATATTACTGATTTTGAAGGCGGTCTTGCGGCAACTGGTTTCACTGATTACGCAATTGAAATTATTGAAGAAGCACAAGCTGCAGGTGTAAAAGTTGGTGGATTTGCAGGATTAGCAAGGAAAATGATTGATAAAGGTTTTGCATTTGTTGGTATGGGTAAAGACTTTGAAGATTTATCTGTAGATTCAAAAGTAGAGGCTTTAGTAAAAGTTGTAAGACAGAAAAATTTACAGGCCATATTAGGCGAATCTGGAAGAACAATATCTGATAAAGATAGACAAATAATTCTTGAGGTTTTTGGAGAGCTATCTGCTTTCGAAGACCCATCAATTTCACTTGGTAAATTAAAAGAATCAAGAAGAGGTCTTGCACAAGCTAATCAAGAAAGAAAAGCTAGAATAGAAACTAATTTACCATTCCTTAGAAAATATGGAGTTGACGGTGCAACTTTTTACGAGCAACAACTACCATCCTTAAAAAGAATATTAGGTATTAATCCTTTAGCCTCACAATCAGCAATTGCTAGAGCACAATTTGGTGGTGATGCAGGTGTCAATACCCAAAACGTCATAGACACCACTTTATAATGCCAAGATATAGAGTTCTAATAGCACCAGGAGTAACACATCTCATTGATGCAGCAACAGAGGAAGAAGCAAAAAAGAAAACCCGTGCAGAGATAGCTAAGGGATCTGTATCGCCATTTTATGATGACATTTATTTTGATTATGAAACAGGGGTTAACATCAAAGAAGGTGTTGGTAAAAGTCTGAGACAGAAACTTGGAAGAGCAGAAACAGAAGCTGAAGAAAATAAAATTCTTAATGATTTGATGGAGCAAGTGCAAGGCACAAAAGGTGATATTGATAGAGAAGGTGTTTTACAAAACGCTGTTGGTGCAAAAGGCTATGCTAGAAATACAAAGAATCAAGTAGCCTTAACACCTTTTGGTTTGCGTCAGCTTGGTCTAGAAGTGCCAACAATCGAGTTGCAAGATGGCACTGTAATTGAACAAAATGTTGTAATAGATGAAAGAAGATTTGGTTTAGACACTGGTGATCTAGCAGATTTTTCTGGAATTGCGGGCCCCGTAGCACACACTATAGCTGCCTTTATGCCACAGACAAGAATATTAAAAACTGTAGCATCCTTGCTTGGAGGCAGAGATAGAATGGCAAGAACTTTTGTTGCAGGTACAGCAGGTATGACGGGCAAGATGAATGAAGAATATCTTGATACCTTAGAGGGTTTTCAATTGCAAGACCGAGACGATTTAGCAGATTTGTATAAAGGTGAATTTATATTAGGATCTGCGGGTCAATTTATGTTTGGTGAGACACCAGGCATGATCTTCAAAGCTTTACTTGGCAAACAAGCTCCAAAAGAAAACCAAAGGGCTGGGTTTGCGGCAGCAAGGAATGTAGCGTTTTCAGATGTAAAAAAACTTGATCGTCAAAAAGGAAGGATTCTTACTGATAAGGAAATTGAAAAAGCAATTAAAAATGGAGAACTTGTTACCCTTGATAAATCAAGAGGTGGTTTACCCTCACGAAAGGTGTACGAACAAAAGTTACCTGCACAGTATCAAGCCATTGTTGAGCAGGTGGTTGGTAACGCCAGAGACAAACCTAATACAAAATATTTTAGAGCCTCAATAAACAGACTTTTATCAAGTATAAAAGATGAAAATGATCAATTAGCAGAAACTATTTCTGTATCTTCTAAAAGAGGTTTAGATGAACAAGTTGCTAATGCAACAGAGAAGCTTAGATTAAAAGAACGAAAAGTAACAAACGAACTTAGAAAACTTCTTGATGATATAGGCGAAGAAGTTATACAAGTGCGTGATTATGGCAACATACCTGCTAACAGAGCTTTCGGTGAAGAAGTCAAAAAAACAATGGCAAAAGCTAGAAAACTTGTCATGGATCAATCTGGAGAAAGATTCCATAGGCTTGATCAAAGATTTGCAAATTTCAAAGGCCAACGAGAACTTTTTGAGGTAGGAGCTGATGGGCAAGCTAGAATAGCAAGAGATGCTGCAGGTAACCCTATTCTTAAGTCTGATTTGGAATACGAACAATCAGTTGTAATAAACAAAGCTATTAATAACATAGTTTTGAAACACCTCAAAAAAGCTGATGAATATTTAGACTTAGACTCTACAAAAAGTGTGTTCCAAGATTTAGTCCCACCAGGCGCAGAATTAGGAAGCGGTGTAAGAGGGCAACTTAAAAGATTGATTGGTAACGCTATTGAAAGAGCAGAAAAAGGTGACTACAGTTTATTAACAATAAGAAATGACATACATTTTTTAAACAGGTTTTATAGAGATGTTTTAGAAACATCAGACGAAAGACAAGTTGTAATCAACATAGCAAGAATGTTCGATGATACACGCCCTGGTGTAAACAATGCAGACAGTATTTTAACTGAGTTAGAAATTGATGGCATGAACCAAATAGAGCTTGCATTAGGTAAAGATTTACGTATGCAACCTGCGTTGAAAAAAGATTTAGCAAATGCTTTGGAAGAACTGCGTGATGCAAATAAAACTTTTGCACAACGTATGGAACCGTTTGATGATCAAGCAATTGATGATCTCATATCAAACTCAAGAAATAGTGCTATTCAAGCTGATGAAGTTTACACAAAGGCTTTAATTAATGGTAAAGAAGATGATCTAAGAAGAATATTCCAAGCCTTACGTGAATATGATGATTATATAAAGATTGATCCTGTGCAACAGAAAAAAGATGCAGCTGGCAATGTTATTGAAAATTTTTACGAAAGCAAACTTAAATCAGATTTACGCAACAGGTTATTTTCTAATGCAATAAGAGAATCTACTGAAAATGAACTAACCGATGTGAATTTTACACAATTCGCTAAAGAAATGAATCGGTTTGAAAAAGAGTTTGGTAAATTTAATTTACTGTTTCAAGACCCTGTAACAGGTATATCCACAGGTGGTAAAGTTTTAGATACCATAAATGATCTTAATAAAATAGGATTTAACCCAAAACCAAAACAGCTTGAAAAATTGGTTTATGACATCAATGCACGAACAAGATCTAGAGGACTTAAAGCTAGTGACAGTGGTGAGCAATTAATTGCTTCACTGAAACAATTAGCTAAAGCAACAGACGATAGAATGAGGTTTGAGTCCCAAAGAGCCATAGCTGATTTACCTAACAAAACTGTAGATGAAACTGTTAGAGCCATATTCAGACCAGGACAAGCAACATTAATAAGGACTTTAAAGAAGACAGTTTCAGACGAAGTTTTCAACGATATACAACAAGCTAGTATGCAAAAACTTCTGTCTAAATCTATAGACATGAATGGTAAAGGTAAAATAACAGATTTATTTAGAGCACAAAATTTAAAAACATCGCTTGATTCTTTTGGTGATGAAACCTTAGACGCAATGTTTGGCGTTGAAACTAGAAGAGGTCTACGAGATTTACAATTTTCTATTGATAAACTAACAGCTGGTGAGGCAGGAAGAGGTGGAGCAGCGGGGGGATTGATAGCTGCTGGTCTTTCAGCGGCCATAGTTTTTCAACCTTTAGCTCAATTACCAGTTCTTTCAGCTCTTTTAGTAGCAAAAGTTATGTTTTCTTATCCACCTTTTGTAAGAGCCATGTCTCGAACAGATCCAGGATCAATCAGAGAAGCTAGTAAAGTTTTATCCGCTGCACTTAGACAATTTGGACTGCGCTTAGTTAATGGAGAAGTAGTGCCACTTACAGAGGGTGCTGTTGGTCTGTTGAATGAGAGTTTAGATAGAGGAGCAACTGCTGTGGGAATATCTGACCAAGACGTGCAGGAACAAGCGGATGAGGGTTTCGGTGTTTTCAACAATCTTAGAAATAGGATTAATGAACTAACAAGACCCATACAGCCGACACCCGAAGTGCCACAAGTGCAATCACCCGATCTTGCACAAGCACAAATACCAGATCCGTTATCGGATGAGCGTATTGAGTTTGCTGAACGTGTGGCTGGTAGACCTATACTTGGTTAAATATCCTCAAAGAAGTTAGGATCAACAGCCACAAATCTTTTAGCAGGTCTACCTTTACCACCTATCTTAATTTCAACCTCTTGTATTTCACCTGCATTTTTAAGTCTTTCAATAATCTCTTTGACCTCATACGACTTCATACTTCTAAATAGTTCGTGCCTATCTACTTCACGCTTAGATATACCCTCACCGTTTCTAGATCTGATAAACGATAGCACCTGTTTAATTTTGGCTTCCATTACACTACTGGCAACCTTGTCTCTACAAGCCTCTATAAACAACAGATCATAGTATCTAATGAAATCTACAGCCCATGATGTAACATCGCCTGTAATCGTCTGTGCGTCAGCGTTAGAAGCAAGTGTACATAACAAGGCTAAACGCATGGCTTTCTCCTTAGAACGGCTTAGAAGTGGCTCTAAGTTATCTTTTTCTAATATATCTTGGCGTTTTACGATCTCACGGGCAAAATCTTGCAGTATTTCTTCTGATTCTCTATCAAACCTTAACACTATCTGGTCAAGATCTATCTCTGCATTATCTCGTGCCACATCACTCATGTTACCTCTTTGTCTGCGGATATAGTTTACCCAGTTGACTATTGATATAGGCGGCTCTTTAAATCTGCGTAACTCACCTACTCGTCTTGGTTCTTTTGATTCAACAACAACAAAACGATTGAGAAACCCGTCAGCTATACGACCACTATTTAATGCTTTATAAAAGTTTTTTGGCACTGACAAGCCAACTAATGTAATAGCAGGTTTATGTGTAACACGGCTCATCATCATTTCTTTATATTGTTCTTGCACATTCATCAATGAATAGTTATCTGGTCGCAATGTCCCGTGGCACCTACCCCATGCTTCCATTAATGTTTGTATACCATCTTCTCTATTGGTGTTTTGTGATGCACCTATAGCTTCCAGTCTTTTACCAAACTCATCCATAATGGTTATTTGTGTAGGTCGCATCTTCAATACTGAGTGCACTGCACCAGATGATGTATAACCGTCTCCTACTACAAGCTTTTCATGGTCACTAGCATTTAACACCGATTCTACAAATGTCTTAATGTTTTCTTTACCTTGTCCAGACTTTGCAATACCCATGAAATACATAGATGAAAAGTTGTTCATGTTTGTTCTATAGATACGTCCACAGGTCACACTCGCTAATGCCAAGGCCCCTACTAATGACAATTCTGGTTGTGGCACTTGTGCTATCTCTTCACAAAACTTAAACATCTCTTTAAGTAAACCAGGTGGATTAAACAAATCTTTTGGTTTATGTATGCTTTCGCTTGCTTGTACAAACAAAGGTGCAATCTGATTTTTTCTATCATGAGTGCTTTTAACACTTGTGACCACAGTCTCAATCTCTTCTTGTGGCAATGGTGGGTTATTGTTTTTATTCCAGTTTTGCAGAAAGATTTTTACAAATTCAATGTTTACATTTTTAGATATAAGATACCCTGATATTCTTGCAGCCTCGTCATTCCTTGATCCCTCTAACACACCATCTAATAGAAAAGGTGCTGTTTGCACGGTTGTTTCTGTTTTTGGTACTCCAGTTATTTTTGCAAATTCAACTTCAGTAAAATCTGGTAAATCATTATGATCATGTATTTTCCAATCTGGGAACGTAATAGGTTTATATATTTGTCCGTTAGCATGTCTGTTCCATGGTGCGATGATTAGTCCGCCTACACCTCTTATATCTATCAATCTTTCAATTGGTGTTTCTGGCGTTCTTCTAGTGGCAAAAGTTGTATAATTTTGTGGGTTATTGTAATAGTAATGCATACCTTTACCAGTAACTACTTTGAAGGGACAAGGTGGTAAATTGTTTTCAACCCAGTTCATTGCTTCTGGGGAATCAGCATCAACAACAACAAACTTTCCACACACCAAAGCTACAACTAGATTGTCCTTACCCTCAAACCATGATTGTACAAGCTCTCTGGCTGGTCTTTGCTGTTTATACTGCTCCCAACCTTTTAAAAAAGGTGGTGGCTTTTTGTTAGATCTTTGTAAAGGAACAACGTTATAACCTTCGTCATAGTAAGCAAGTGCTTGCTCTAAGGATGTGTCGTCCTCAGTAATATTAAGTTGAAACACACTAAGATTCTGTTTCTATGATTTCAGATATTGGCCCATATATGGACTCGTAATCAAGTCTCCCGTCAGTAGCTCTAATTATTTTTTTTGCCTGATTGACAGTTGGATTTCTATAGCCATATCTCCAAGACTTGACCGCAGCTTCTGAACAATCAAATTGTTTTGCAGATTCTCTTTGTCCCAAAAACTCTATATATTCTCTGAGTGAATATCTTTTAACTTTTCTTGTAGTGTGATTTGGTTTGATCCCCATAGTTTCTAATTCCTTAAGTTTTGCTGTGGCTAGTGTCTTTGAACGAAAAAAGAAATTTGCCTGCCAAGTTATGTTTTCCTGCTTTGTCTCCATTTGCTTCTCCTGTCATCATATTGTAAAAAAATAAATTTTACACATGGTAACGATTTAGTGTATAATCGTCAAGTAAATTATATTAGGAGAAAGTATGGAACTATCAAACAGAATCGTATCTCCGCAAAAGCTTGTACAAAATCAAGGTGCAAAAATCTTGGTGTATGGCATGGCTGGAGCGGGTAAAACAACCCTAGCAAAAACATGTCCTGGACGAGTGCTTGTCATAAGTGCAGAAGCTGGCTTACTTGCAATCAAAGATGCAAATAATGTTGATGCTATTGAGGTCAAAGAGGCTTCTGAGGTTATGCAATTGCATGATGCTTTGAAGTCTGGCGAACTACAATATGACACAGTATGCTTAGACTCAGTATCTGAAATCAGCGAGATTTTATTGAACTGGGAAAAATCTAGAAGTAAAGATCCTAGAATGGCATATGGTAATGTCCAAGATTCAGTAGGTAATTTGATGCGTGCATTTAGAGATTTACACATGCACGTTTTATTTTTATGTAAAGAAGCTGTTATCAATGATGATGGTGTGCTTAGACATGCACCAAAAATGGTCGGTCAACAGCTTGGTGAAACTGTCACTTATTTCTTTGATGAAGTGCTTGCACTACGCATTATAGAAGATCAAGATGAAGAAGGCAGGAACACAAGAAACAGATGGTTGCAGACCGTCTATGGTCAGGGATATAAAGCAAAAGATAGAAGCGGTAAGCTCGATGATTTTGAAAGACCTGATATAAGTGCCTTAATTGAAAAGTTAGGGTTTTCATTAACAAATATCACAAAGGGGGAATCTAATGAGTGATTTTAGTGATGTCGAGTTTTTCGACAATTTAGAAGAGATGTCAGTTGGCACGCCTGTTGCACCAGAGGGTGAATACAACGCAAAGATTATTGCAACTGATAAATATAAATCTACGGCAGGCAACTGGACTTTGAAAGTAACATTTCAAATCGCAGGCGGTAAGTATCGTGATCATAATGAATGGTATAACCTGTGGGCAATAGATGAAAATAATAAGCGTATCAGCACAGAGATTTTCACTAGGCTTACAAAAGCTGTTGGTTTTAAGAAATATCCTGAAAGTCATAATGACTTTGTGGGCAAAGGATTACGCTTGAGCCTTAGCAACTATGAAGATACCTTTACTAACAATGAAGGTAAAGAGGTGCAAAGCACCAAAACAAAGATCAAGTTGTATCTACAGAGTGAAGACTCTGATATGACTCCTCCGAGGGAGAATATCCCTACTATGTGA